GTTTTTCCGGCAATCAATGCTATTGTGCATGACTGCAAGACAGGAAGGGGTTACGGGATTTCATGGGAGGTTGGTGCTGATCCAGGCGCTAACTTCTGGCATAAGTTCTGTAATTGGATTGACAGTTGGGCTGTGAAGCTAGGTTCAAAAGCTATGGACATGTCCCCAAAAATTGAGGGTGGTCTATTGCGTTTCCCTTTCTTAGCTAACACCAACTGGAATCGTCGCGTATGGGGAGTCGAGTTCGTTCAGGCTTCTCAAACGAAGCATTTCCTGGAAGTTTACGAGAATCGTGTGAAAGACATCGCCACCCCAAATGGCATAGTGGTCGAAAGTCATTTGATGGATTACAAGGATCCTAAGAGACCGAAGCTGCTGGATAGGAGATTGCCACCTCAGGATTGGCATGTTTTGAAACCTCTGCTGGGGAGTCTGGAGTCATTGCCCGAGGAGGAGGAGCCAAGTGAAGAGAGTTCGCTTTACACAAATACCCCGTTCGCTGATTCAGATGAAGAGTCTAGTGTTGCTAGTTCAGAAGATTTATCCTCTGGCAATTCCACTGTTGTTGACAGTGAGGCTGACACGACGGACGGAAAACCCAAATTGTTTGATTCTCCTGAGCTGAAAGTCCTGAATGTGCGGCGACACTGTTCCACTTGCTTGAGTTACGAAGCTTATGTTGCAATGGGGTTGGAACGGAGCGCTACCGCTTACAATGATTACTGCGAAACAAGACACGCCTACAACAGGATATCACCAGAGAATGCGCAGATGCGAAAGACAATGTTGGGCATTTTGGACAGGAGGGTGTTCGTTAACCCTTCATCCAAAGGACCGGCGGTCGGAACGGGGAATGCAAGGAATCCTCAGAGTAAGAAGCTGGACGACGAAGAGATCCGAGAGATGCGAGAAGCGAGAGCCCGACAGGACGAACAACATCAGTTAGTGAGACCTGCTTACTTGACTAGCACTGTTGCCACAGTACCGCAGCATGTTCCTATGAGTTATGAGGAACGCAAAGCTGACTTTGAGAAGTTGTACGCAAAGAGACCTTCGATCAATTTTTTCGTAGGGAAGGCGATTCAGTCCACTTTGTGGAATAACCGCTACCCCACTACTACATCTCATCGTCTGGCCGAGGTGCCCTATCAAGAAGTTGTTGAATTTCCTATTGTAGAGTACCCTGCAGAGGACTGTCTTCTTGTAGCGTTAGCGCAAGGGTTAGGGAAGAC